TTATGATCAATCAAAGGGTAAAGCGTATTCTTATTTTGGTACCATTGCAAAGAGATATCTAATCATTTATAATCAAAAGAATTATAAGAAAATGATCTCTAAAGTGCAAGTAGAAGAGATAGACAACGCAGAAAAAACTCATGAGACTTTAGTTCTTGAGGCCGAATCCTCTGATATTAATAGGGTCTCGGTAATAGATCAATTCATAAAGCATGTAGACGATAACTTAGCTACATTATTTGACAAAGAGGGTGAGATTAGGGTTGCTGATGCCATCTTAGAGGTGTTCAAAAAGAGAGAAAACATAGACATTTTTAATAAGAAAGCTCTATTCATATACATAAAAGAGATCACGGACTGTCAGTCAAATACCATTACAAAGGTGATCAAAAAGCTAAAAGTCATATACAAGGAAGTACTGGACCATCACATAGAAAACGTTGACCAGTGATATTTATTTAAAAATTAGTATGGAACTTGAAAAAGAAATCTTCCCAGGCAAGACTTTGGCGCATTTGGTGGAAGAGGTGTACAACAAGCACAAGTCTCAGGACTCAACAATAAAATCAGAGATATTACGTTTAGCTGATATGATTGAAGGCCCTGGAGATGCTATTGTTTTGGTACCCATGATCAAGGGTCTATTGGATTCTAGTCTTAAGAACGACGAAGTTTTGATGAAAATCCTTAGCGCTTTCCAAAAGTCTGCTGATGCAAAAGACAAATCAGTTGAAGACGGAGGTCTTTTAAGCGAGAAAGATATAGAGCAATTAATGAGTGAGGTAACTTCAATAGGAAACGGAGCTAAACAATTACCAAAAGCATAATGAGTATATTCGGTAACAGTTTTAAAGCCGATAAATCGGGTAAATTTGGCCAATACTTCATAATTGGTCGAGTTAAATCCATAGTGCAAGGACCTTTTACAAGATCTATACAAGCATACACGGCTCCTGATGGACTTCCTGCGGTTAGAGACGTATTAGAACCCAACCCAGATTTTACTAGTTGGAAAGACTTAGGAAAAATAAGATACGAAATAATGTATTCTAATTTATCCGAATCAAAATTAAAACAGGTAACAGAACCTGCGTTCCCAATATTTAGCTTCATTAAACAATACCCTTTATTGGGAGAGATCGTTTTAATTATGAGTGGTCCTTCTCCTGATTTGAACGAAGACTTTAACGCTAAACAGCTTTTTTACTTTCCTCCTTACGCTTTGTGGAATGGAGTTAATCATAATGCTTTTCCTAATATGGAAGAGTACAGTCAATACATAAGCAAAGCAAGTTCAAGACCCGAGTTTCAAGGCAAATCTGATACATTGGCTTTTAGATTGCCTTTGGGTAGAACTTTTATAGAGAACGAAAGAATTAAAAATTTAAGACCTTTCGAAGGAGATATTATATTGGAATCAAGGTTTGGTCAATCAATAAGATTTGGAAGCACCGTAAAAGGATTGAAAGCACTAAATTATTGGTCAGAAGCCGGAAACACTGGAGATCCTATAACTATTATTAGAAACGGTCAAGGCAAACCTATAGATTCTAATCCATTTGCTGCAACGGTAGAGGACATTAACTCTGACGACTCTTCTATATACTTAACCTCTAGTCAAAAAATAGTTTTAGAAGATTTAGTTAACTTTCCATTTAGATCTTACGGAAAAGGTTTATCGAAACAATCACAAACAATACTAGAAATAGAACAAGCGCCTACTTCTAACGATATTTTATCAGCTCAACAACAAGACTCAACAGCAATAAGAAATTAAAATGTACGTTCCAGAATTTCCATATAAAGACAAACAAATTATTATAAGTAGCGGTAGAGTTATTGTACACGCTAAAAACGATGGTGTATTTTTATTTGGAAAGAAAAATGTGGGCATATCTTCAGGCGGTGAAGTACACATAGATGCTAACGCAGAAGTTTTTATAGATGCTCCTAAAATTAGTTTGGGAACTAAAATAGACCCTAGTACTATGATTGGAATGGAACCTGTTTTATTGGGTTACAAAACAAATCAAATCCTAATTAGATTAAGCGAAGCGTTAGAAGAGCTTGGACAATCTTTGGGCACTATATCAGAGTCAGACGTTCCTGGTTCTATGTTTAGATTGGCTACCGCTGGTCCTTTGCTTTTAAAAGCTGCAGAAGCAGTAAATAATCAAGTAACAGGCGGAGGAACAAATCCTAGAGACGCATTTAATCTTTCAAAAGTAGTATTTACAAAATAATGGGAGACAATTTAGTACCTAAAGCACCGCAATCACTTCCACCTAGGACGGCTCCAGATATCCGACCTAAGACTGCTATTGAGAAACTTTCAGATACGGATAGAGCCGCAATAAATAAATTAAGCTCCAATACAAATATACTTAACGCAGATAAAAATACTGCAGAAGGAATTGAAAAAGCAATTATAGTAGCAGGTCAGACTATAAACGAAATACGAGGAAAGATGGATGATCTTTTCTATGGCAAATTTGAAATAGCCGCAGCACAAGAATCAGATGCCGTTAATCCAATGACAGGTTTTAAAGAGACTTTGGACAAGGGTATATTCTTCGTAATGGATAAATTACTAGAAGTTGACATGTGTAATATATTAGAGTACGCATTGAATCAAATACCTGGAGGTAAGAAGTTCGATCCTAATGTAAGTCCGGACACCATAGAAGATCCTCTTGCTAGAAAAAAATACGAAATACAACTTAAGGCATATCAAGTACAAGTATTAATAGACGATTTTAACGCTCTTTATGGAGGAGGTAGCACAACTTCTAAAAAGAAAGGCGGTTTAATTGGATTAATAAAAAAAATAAGAACAATACTAGAAGAGGTTTTAGGATTACCTCCAGAACAAATACTTAGTCCAGAACAACAAATAGAGCAAGAGTCTTCACAGTTTTCAGATGCTTTAGCAACTGATGGTAGAATACAAAGTATTAAAGAATTAGTGGGTACAGACGGATTAAGAGACGCAGAATTGGTTTCAGCGTTTCCTGAATTACAATTGTTTTCTAATTATCTTGAGGACGTTTACAGAGTGTTTAATAGATATTCTGACGTTAGAAATTTTCCAAACGAAGACGTACAAAAGGCCTTAAAGAAAATAGATGATATTAGAACAATCGCAATATCAATACAAAACTTAAATACCGTTAGTGGAGCAATTAACTTAGCAGACAGATTTTTGGACGGTAGAATTTCTAAGTTCATTAAAATGATCTCTAAGATAATAGATCCAAAAAGAATTATTCCTTTTCTAAAAACTATTATAGATGTATGTAAAGTAATTATAAGAATTGCGAATCAAATACTTAGAGTTATTTCTTTGTTTAGTAAAATTATAACATTATTTTTATTATTAGTAAAGGTATTTTGGATTCTAAGAAAATTCTTTTTAGCAGTTCCTATTCCAAATATGTTTACAACCGTTGGTGTTACCACAGTTGCAGCAGATACTTTACAAGAGATTATTAAAGAAAAAGGTTTTTTAACTTTCTTAAAAAGATTAAAGCAGATAAATCAACTTTTACAAATTATTATTAAATTCTTAAGTAGTTTAGTAACAAAATTATTTGGTTTAGTAGAAAAAATTACGGCTTTAATATTCAATATAGAATCTTGTTTTGCTGACCCTAACGAATTATTAGATGATCCTTCAACACTGCAGTCGGAATTAGATCAATACAGTCTAGACCAATTAGCAGGCGGAGGTACAAATATAAATCCCAATAATAGATCTGGAGGTGGAACTGGTGGCAGAAATGCTGGAGGCGCTGGAACAGGCATAGGCACAGGAGTTGGAGTTGGTGGCGGTACTGGAGTTGGTGGAGGTGTAGGAACCGGTGGTGGCGCTGGAATTGGAGTCGGAGTTGGAATAGGTGGTGGAACTGGCGGAGGAATAACTAACGGTGGTATAGGCGGTAATGCGAGCGGACTTAACAATTCTAGAGGACTAGGAATCGAAGCTTCTAATACTAATATATCAGGCAGAGTGTCTGACCCTAATTCTGTAGGAAACGGATTCGGAGTAGTTGGAGTAACTCCTGACATAAACGAATTAAACTCTAGAAGAATAGGTACCTACATAGATCCTGCTTTACTTCAAGAATTCAAAGACGTAAGAGATCTTTTAAGAGATAGAGCTCAAAGACTTTTAGAGTTTTTGAACAACTACTTCGACAAAAAAAATTCCAAGAACAATACATTCGGACCTTATACTATAGAAATATTAACAGAAGAATCAGTAGATACAGAAATAAAATTAAGAAGACGTTATGGTATAGCAATAGATGCGAATGGAATACTTGCTACTCAATCTGATGCCACCTATGCTTCTGATGATAAAATAATTATTGCGGAGGTTAAAGCTAAATTATTATCATTAGGTCTTGTTAATACGTCTGCTCTTGGATACGCACAAAAATCTAATTTAATACTTAACGGGTTAGGAGGAACTAATACAAATGGAGTAACAGGAAATTCCGGTATTGGAATAACAGCGAATTCTGGTCTAGACGGTATTAATCTTACCGGCCTTGGAAATTTAGCGGCATCTAAACAGGGCCAAAACATAAATCAAAACGGAGGAATTACACAAACTCTAGGCTTAAATGGAATAGCGTCTAATAATCAAACAGCTGGATTTGGTATGAATGGAATGGCATCCGGAAATTCTGGTAATTTTGGAAATTCTGGTAATTTATCTTCTGCAACAAACAAAACAAACGTTAACGGATCTCCATCAAATACTCCAATTTCTAATGCTAGTAGCGATGGATTTGGTACGGGATTAGATGCTATGATAACTAACGTTGCTGGAGACGATTACGGAAAGAGTTTGGATTCTTTCTTATCAGAAGATGCTAAAAGAAAGCAATCTAATTTAGAAGGCCAAAAGGCTCAATCAGGAGGAAATCAACCAAATTTAGGATTCTCAGGTTTTTCGGCTAGCGATGTTGCGGTAATGGAAGAATCAATGAATTTCTTAACAGAAGACGATATTAATATAGACGAAATAGAATTTATGGATTTTGAAACTGGAGATGATGATCCTGATAGCGAAGACGAGGATCCACCAGCAGGTTTAGGTCTTAACGGCTTTATTAATAGTATTAAAGGTGGTAAGAAGTTAAGAAAAAGAATGAGAAAAATGATGGCAAAAGCGTCCTCAGATCTTGCTAATAATTTAAAACAAACTGATCCAGGAGGAAAGTACGGAGGAAAAATAGCGGCTAAACAGGCTAATAAAGAAGAAATAGCAGAAAAGAAAAATAAAATAACCGATCTAAAAGAACAGATCTCTACTTGGAAAAAAGAAAGAGCCGCGGCATTACTTTTAGGCCCTGTAGCTTTTGCATTGGCTAAAAAAGTTTTAGATCCTAAGATAAAAAAGAACGAAGAAGAGATTAAAGTATTACAAGCAGAAATAAAAAAATTAGAAGCCGGACAATCAGTAGACAATACTAATCAAGCGGCTCAAACTTCTACTACTGCCACTGGAGGTGGAGCGGCAAGTTCCAATGGAACACCAGTATCTTACGCAGGTAGTGGAGGATCTTACTCTGGAGGAAGTTCTTCTGGCACAACTAAAACAATTCAACCGATTAAATAAAAAGGAATATTACAAAATCAATATTTATAGGATATGGCAAAGACGAATCAAATAGATTTACTAAGAAAATTAATAAGGGAAGAGGTTGCTAACGCAATCCGCCAAGAAATGCCTACCATTTTAAAGGAGATTCAATCCTCAAGCACTACTAAAGAGGTTATAAAAGAATCTAAGAAGGTAAAACCGACCTTACCAGGCACTCTGAATTCACGACCAATGCGTCCCAACCCTAACTTCGCTGGCAATCCTTTGGCAAACATGCTTAACGAAACAGCAATGACAATGGGTGATATGGACGATATGTCTTTTAATACTTCGGACATTGGACCTGACTCTATAGGAATAGACCCAACAAGCTTCTTTCAACCAAAACAAGTGGCTGTAGGAGACGTTAATGGTATGTTAGCAACAGCACGACCAAGCTCCGACCCAAGCATGGTACAGATAAACGAAGTGCCTGACTTTACAGATTTGATGAGTAAATTAAAAGCTAAAGGCGCTATATAATGGCATACAACGCTAGAAAAATATCGCCCCTTGATTTACGTCCATCCACAGGCATCGGAGTTAAAATACCTTTTTCTGCTTTAAACGTTTTCGATACAGTCTACAGTACTAAGGATCAGACAAAGTATAACTTGATTAACTTCTTGTTGACCGATCCAAGAGAGAGACCTTTTAATCCCAATTTTGGAGCTGGATTAAGGTCGTTCTTGTTCGAACAATTGGAGACAAACACTACCGCAGATTTACAAACTATGTTAATCAGTCAGATAGAAAGTAATTTTCCAAACGTTAATATAGTTAGTTTGGTTGTTACATCGGACGTTAATATAGGAGCCATTAATATAGAATTTAGTTATAATATTAGAAATACAAAAGAGTCAGACGAAGTGTTATTGACAATACAAAACGTATAAAGATGCCAAACAGTACAGATGTAAAATATCTTAATAAAGATTTTAGTTCGTTTAAATCGGACCTAATAGAATATGCTAAATCGTATTATCCTACGGTGTATAACGATTTTACTCAAGCCTCACCAGGTTCTATGTTTATAGAAATGGCTGCTTATGTTGGAGACGTTCTATCTTTCTATTTAGACAATCAATTACAGGAGACTTTTTTACAATATGCAAAACAAAAGGGCAATTTGTACTCTATGGCCTACATGTTAGGATATAGACCAAAAACCACTTCCGCTGCAGTTGTAGATCTTGAAGTGTATCAACAAGTACCTTCTGCTAACGATGCTGGTTCTATTGTTCCTGACTTTACCTATGCTGTCACTATCGCAGAAGGAATGCAAGTAAGATCGAACGTAAACAATTCTAATTTCTTTTACGTTCCAAATAAAGTAGATTTTACCGTGTCCTCTTCTTTAGATCCAACATCTGTATCAACTTACACAATAGATTCTTTTGGAGTACCTACCAGTTTTTTACTTAAAAAAAATACTCAAGCAATATCAGGTCAAATTAAAACTCAGCAATTTAATTTTGGCGGCGCTGAAAGATTCGTAACGGTTAATTTACAGGATACGGATATCATTACTATTTTAAAGGTACAAGATTCTGATGGTAATTTATGGTATGAAGTTCCTTACTTAGCACAAGACTACATACTAAATCCAGTAACTAACACAGCAGCGAATTATCCAGAATTTTATCAAAGCTCTAATCAAGTGCCTTACATGATAGAAAAGCTGACTGTTCCTAGAAGATTCACTACGAGATATCAAGCGGACGGAACTATGAATATTGAGTTCGGTTCAGGTATCAATCAGGTTTCTGATACTAGCGTAATTCCCAATCCTAATACAGTTGGTGTTGGTCTTACCTCGGGTTTGACTTTATTGAATACAGCTTTTGATCCTACCAACTTTGTTACCACACAAACCTATGGACTATCTCCTCAAAATACAGTATTAACATTTACTTATTTAGTTGGAGGAGGTGCAGTAGCTAACGTACTATCTAACGAGTTAACTTATATAGTAAACAAATCAGTGACAGCCGCAGACGCATCTTTCCAAAATACTATTGTAACTAATAACTCTGATCCAGCTTCTGGTGGTGGAGATGGAGATTCTGATGTTGAATTAAAATTGAACATTCAAGCCGAGTTTTCAAGTCAATTAAGAGCCGTTACTCAAGAAGATTATTTAGCTAGATGTTTAAGCATGCCTTCTAAATTCGGCAAAATATCTAAAGCTTACATTACAAAAGATGACGCTACATACACTAATTATTTGGCTGCAGATAATAGTCAAAGAGACCAAATATTAGTAAGTCTTTACGTTTTAGGCTTGGACAATAACAACCATTTGGCAGTTCCTTCGATGCCTCTTATGACCAATTTAAAGAATTATATATCAGATTATAGAATGTTAACAGATTCTATAAACATTAAATCTGCGTATATTATTAATATAGGATGTAACTTTGATATTGTAATAAGACCTAATTATACAAGTCAAGACGTTTTAGCGAGATGCATAACATCTTTACAAAACTATTTTGATAAAGACAATTGGCAAATAAACCAACCTATCATATTAGGAGATCTATATGCTTTACTAGATCAAATAGAGGGCGTTCAAACAGTTAAAGAGGTCTCTATAATAAATAAATCAGGAGAAGCAAATAACTACTCTAAGTACTCTTACGATATTAAAGCTGCGACTTTAAATAATGTAATATATCCTTCATTAGATCCTTCTATATTTGAATTAAAGTTTTCTCAAACAGACATAAAAGGTAGAGTAGTAACATTTTAAAGAATAAAAAATGGCAATATATAAAATATTTCCCACAGCGGATGCAACCATATACTCAAGATTTCCTGTAAAAAACACGGGTCTTGACGAGATATTGGAAGTTTCTGCCAAAAACAACCCTACATTAGTCGACTATTCAGTTGATATAGATCCAGGCGCCATAATATCAAACGACGATTTAAGACGATCTTTGATACTATTTAGCGATGAAGATATCAATACAATAAAATCTTATCGTACAGGATCTTGGAAAGCTGGTTTAAAATTATACTTAGCAAACGCAGAGAATTTATCAACCACTTATAGCCTTGAAATTAGACAAGTTTCCTCTTCATGGCAAATGGGTACTGGTAAATACATGGATTTCCCTGAAACAGTTAACGGCGTTTCTTGGTACAGTCCAAATTCTTACGTTACGGCTTCTAACTCTTGGGCTAACGCATCTTACTTCTTAACTCCTGGCGG